CACCACCGCACAACCAGAGCGCTTGCCTCTACAATTACTGGCTTTACAATTCTCGAAGGTGTCTATGAGTTCACCGAAAAAGGAAAGACAGTCTATCAACTTACAACAGGCGAACACCTTGGCGCTGAAAACGTGATTGTATTAAAGGGCATTAACCCCTACGGACTATCTAGGGGCTTCTCACCAATAGAAGCTGCTCGCAAGTGGATTAACATTGACGACTACATCGCCGCTTACCAGAGTGGCTTCTTTGCTAACGGTGCAGTACCAGCAGGGCAGTTTATTATCTCAGCCCGAACACACACAGAGTTTAACGACATTGTTGCAGGGCTTAAAGCCAAACACCGAGGTGCTGACAAGAACAACAACGTAGTGTATACCTACAACCAATTTGACCCTTCAACTGGTAAGGGTGACGGGGGTGCTATTCAGTGGATTCCTTTTAACACAACCAACAAAGACCTCGCACTCAAGGACATATTTGCCCAAGCTAATAAGAAGATTGACTCAGCCTTTGGTGTTCCTGCCTCAATTCGTGGTGTAAACGACCAAAATACCTATGCCTCAGTACGTATTGACGAAGTAATCTTTGCTAAGTACGCCGTAGACCCTATGGCAATGAAGCTATACAGCAAGTTCACCCACGAACTAAACCGCATCACTGGCGGAACTGGCGTTGCATTTGCATACAACCTTGAAATCCCACAGGTTGCAGACGAGGAAAAGGTCAAAGCAGAAGCTAAAGCAATCGAACTCAAAATAATCACAGACGCAATCCTTGCTGGCTATTCACTAGAAAGCATCGTAAGTTCGTTTGACCTACCGGAAAGCTACAACAACCTTAGAACTACTGGCGTTGTAACTATTGAAGACGACAAGCCAGAAGTACTTACTACCGAGGAAATGGCTGAAACACCAGACCAACCGCTTGAGGCAATCGGTGAGCTAGTCGTCCACGCTAACAAAAGCCACAAAGAAACCAAGAACCTAGATGACGAAGAACTCCGAGCTGAATACGAAGGCAAGGTTGAAGCTATCGCCAAGGCTCAGTTGCAGAAGCAGGTTGACGGTGCTGACGCTGAAATAACTAAATCAATCGAAGCAACAGAAGATGATATTACGACATTTGCAACCAACGTCTTTGCTGCCGTGTCTGGCTTAATCCTTATCGAGGGTGCAAAGCAAAGAACCCAAGGTCTTGCCCTACTTGTTGAGGCAGGACTACAAACAACACCTGGTGAGTTCCTTATGACACAAGCTCAGACAGATGCCTATCGTACCTACCTCCTACGAGTCGGAGAATCATATACGAGTACAAATGCCACTTTGATACGTGCAGTGCTAGATAACGCCTCTGAGCGTGGTCTGAGCGTGTCACAAACCAAAGCGGAGCTTACAGACCTAGTATCGAGGGACTTTCAAGCTCAAAGACTAGCAAGAACCGAAGTATCTCGCGCCGCATCACAAGCATCTGTTGACGCAATGGAAAACATCCAAAGCGAAACAGGCTTTTCGGTCGTCAAGGTGTGGAATGTAAACGCCGACGCTTGTGAGTTCTGCCTAGAGCTTGAGGGTAAAGAAGAGCCTGTCGATGGCGTATTCCTTAAAGAGGGTTCAGACATTACAGGTGCAAGTGGAGCTAAGTTTGAGAATAACTTTGTAGATGTACAAGACGCAACCCTACACCCTAACTGTTCTTGCTTCACTACCTACGAGGTCAGAGGCTAGTATGGATCTAAAATGTAAACACTGCCAACGCTACATCGGTAAGTCACACGGCACTATTATCGCTACCCTCAAATGCCCGAACTCAAGTTGTAAAGGCGAGACTCAATTCAAGATAGTAGAAGCCGACGTGTCAAAATCATTTAACTTTAAGTTCCTAGAGCAACCAATCGCACCAAAAAACAGGGAGACAACACAATGAAATGCCTACCAGAAATACTACTACGATACCAGTGAACAGTTATAATAGGTACAGAACAATGTATAAGAACCCTAGCGCTCAAATGAGCAAAGTTCACCCAGAGTTCTAAGCTAAATAATACAAAGGTTAAAGCTATATGAGTCAAACCAAAAAGGTAGCTCAATTAGTAACTAAATCACTAAGCATTAACGACGAACGTGTACTACACTTTATCGCTACAGCACCAACGCTAGATCGAGACTTTGAGGTTCTTTCAACGGCAGATATAAGGATTCCAACTAAAAATGGTATCAAGTATGCCTCAGAACTAACCGATAGTGACGAAACAATTGCCCCACTGCTCATAGAGCACGATTGGACAATCAAAGCGCAGGCAGGTGTAGTCTTTAGAATGAAGATGAACGAACTCGGACAGTTAGAGGCTTTCGCTAAACTATCAACCAACGCTAACGGTGAAGAAATTTACCAGATGGCAAAAGAAGATATGTTAGGCAACAGCTTTTCAATAGGTTACACACTCGGTAACGCTACAGATGAAGAGGGGCAGATCAAGAACATTGAACTGCTCGAAATCTCAGTAGTAGCAACCGCTAGCAACCCAGATGCAAAACTGATTAGTTACAAAAGCGCCGACAAAGGAGAGAAAATGGCAGAAGCCACCAAATCCGAGAAGATTGACGCACTGAAAGCTGAACTAAAATCACTTGAGGAAGCCGTAGTTGTTGAAACTCCAGCCGAACCAGTTGAAGAAGTTCCAGCCGAAGAAGTCAAAGAAGAGGTTGTCGAAACACCTGTCGCACCAGTCGTAGAGATTAGCGAAGAAGAAGTCGAAGAAGTTGCGGAAGCCCCAGTGGTTGAAGCTCCTGTCGAAATCAAATCAATTAAAAAGGAAACTAAAATGACTGATGTCACAAAATCAATCGTTCCAGAAGTAACCGCTGTTGAACAGCCAGAAACTGTTGTCAAGAGCATGGACAAGTACGACCTAGTTGCAAAACAGTTCGTTGCTTTCGTAAACAAAGACCAAAAAACACTAAGTGAACTAAACGAAATCGCTATCAAAAGCTACGTCGGTCAAAATGGTACAAAAGCTACCTACTTGAACGCCGCTACCACTGCTGATGGTGGATCACTCGTGCCAAGCGCAGAGCTTATGGCTGAGGTTTACACCGTTCTTGCTGACTACTCAACTGTAGCTAACGACCTTAAGGTTGTTACTCTTACAGAAGGAAACAGCCTGGACATCGCTACACTTGTCACAGATGTTATCATCCGTGAAGTAGCAACCGAAGGTGGAAAGAAAAGCTCAACTAAGCCTGTTACCGGTGAAGCCGCAGTTAGCCTACGAGAGTTTGCTGGTATCGCTATCGTTACTAAGAAATTAGTACGCCAAGCTGCTATCAACATTTTCGACATGCTTCGTGATTCATTCGCACGTGCAATCGCAACACAGCGTTCAAAGATGGCACTCACAGACTCAGCTACAGGAATCGGCGTTATCGCTGGTACTGCAAGCTCAAGCTCTGCTGCTGCCGTCCCTACATACGCAGAAATTGCTGCACTTGTCTATGACATCCCAGCAGGCGCAACACAGGGTGCAAAATACTACATCGCACGAACTGTACTTGCATCACTTGCTGCCGCAGTAGACTCAACTGGACGCAACCTAGACCTAGTTCGTCTTGACGGAACAGGTGTAAGCGGTACTCTTGCTAACGGATTCCCATTCGTTGTAGAGGAAACTTTGGTTGCTGGAAGCGGACTTCCACTTGTTATCTTTGGTAACATGGGTCGTTACGGTATCTTGCTTCGCCAAGGAACCGTTGAAGCTGAAACATTCGACACTGGAATCGTCAACGACGGTACAAACGGTGCGGGTGGTACAGACCACAACTTGCTACAAGACAACAAACTTGCTTACCGTGTTGCTTTCTACGAAAACGTAGGATTCCCAGTACCAAGCGCATTTGCTGTTCTTAAGCAAGTAGCAGCCTAGTAAATAAGTAAAGGAGCGCTATGCTAACCCAAGCCCAAATCAGCAAGTTACTCAACCGCCCCCTGACTACAGCCGAAGTTACAAACTTTGACTCGTACCTTAAAATCGCAACCGAAAGATTAGAATCGCTGCTATGCACGAAACTATCTATCACCGACGCAAACCAAACGTACTTGATACGTGAAGGATACAGAACACTCTACACGGATATATTTAACGGTACACCGACTGTTACAATCAACGGAGTAGCGGCGGAGGCTGACTCGTTCAGCCCTCGCCAGTTCGACAACCTAAACGGTAACTGGTATAACTCAATCGTTTTCAAGAAGTTCTTGTCGAGAGATGTCGAAGAAGTAACTGTTGCAGCCGATTTCGGCTTTGACGCAGTACCAGAAGACTTTCAACTACTTCTAGCCAGAATGTTCGCTCTTAATACCAGCGAGCAAACTGGCGACGATAGAGTACGCTCAAAGAAGATTGAGGACTTTAGCGTTACACTTAACGATCACACGGCTTACCAGCAACTTGTTGCTTCTAATGCCGCCGTTATACGACGCTACTCAACCTGCCAATCTGGAGAGGTAACACATGGACCCGTTTCATATTTTATCTAACACAGATTACACCTTCCTGAAAATTAAGCAGGACGTAACAGGCAACACAATTGAGCAAGAGTACCACGCAACCGGAGTATTAAAGATTAGAGATGCTATGGTTCAGATAGATAATGTCGAGCAGTATGACGGCCTTGAGGCATCACTTCACGTGAGGCCATCAGAGACGTTTATAGCAGACTTAAACGCACAGCTAGTTGGTCACGGAATTAAAGCAAGTAAAGACGGCAACACGCCCCTCACATACCGTATAAATGGTATGCAAGAGGGTCGTGACTTCGACACTGGACTGCTTTCCTTCTACCGACTAATACTAAAGCGAGAGAGTTTGTCACAATGGCAGCCAACCGATCTTCCGTTAGAGTAGAATCAACCTTGTTGAGCCGATGGATTCCCTTAACGGGGATTCAGCTAGATAGAGCTACGCTCGAAATAGCAACCGACATCGACAGGGGAGCTAAAACTCTAGCCCCTAAAGCGACTGGCGCTCTAAGAAAGAGTGGAAAAATCACACGTAAAGGCGCTGCCGACTATGTAATATCATTCGGAGGAAGCAGAGTACCTTACGCAAGACGACGACACTTTGAGAACCAGAAAAGCCCCGGCACACTTCGTTATCTTGAAAGAGCTGGCGAGGCCGTGTCCAGAGGAAGCATAAAGAAATACCTAAGGAATAAATGATGATAACACTTCACATTATACAG